CTGCAACTATTTTTTCGCGCAGATCGATTGAATATGCTTTCATAAAAAGATAATATTTTTATTCTTATTAACTGTACCCCATAACAGCAGGAAGTGCTGTAAGTATGGACGTAAGAGTTCTAAATTCAGTGACGGGCTTTCTAACGTAATTAGGACAACTGAAGGCGGGATTAAGGAATACCAGAACATTACAATTGGTAAACCTTATGACCCTGAGAAAGATGAGACAGTATTAACCTTCCTCAAAGATAAGGAAAACGGTAGTTCCTTTGACTTTAGATTACGCCCCATTAAGAGAGTATCTAATGCTCAAGGTTCTAATGAGTTCAGAGGTAATAAAGCTTGGGACTTAACAGGCTGTAGAGTAGAAAGCTACTCAATTGCTGAAGGTATTGATACTGCTGATGGTTCAAAGACCACAATGATTAAGGTTGAGTTCTCTGTAGAGAGCGCAGATTTTAAATAATTAGGTAGATAATTATGGCTAAGAGAGTGATTACGGAAGTAAGTAAATTAGATGCGGTAGTTGAAACTAAATCTAATGAGGAAGTAAATACTACCCCCCAAGAGAAATCTGATGAGTTTCAAGCTGCCTATGACCCAGATAACCAGACCGTTAGCTTTGAGTTAGTTGATGGTACTCCTGTGGTAATGAAGTCTCCTAAAGTTAAACAGTTTGGTTTATTAGAAAGCTTTATTAAGCAGTCCCCTCAAGAGTATTTGACAGATACCTTCACTTTAATTAAATTAGCTTCACTTTGTATTACTAAGTTTGGTGATAAATCTTCAGTATCTTTTGACCAATTAATAAATACTCTAGAAATAGAAGACTTAGAAAGGATGGTGGCTGGGTTAGGCTTTTTTCGAGATAAACTTGATTATCTCACCAGAAAGAAACCTGCTGTTTAATCTACAAGGTCAATCCTACTGGACATATCAATTACTTCTAAAATCACTCATCTCATCAGTAGGGGGGAATCTATCACCCTCCTATTTTTCTTTCTTGGAGATGGAAATTTCAGAATGCTTATATCACCTTTACACTTATATAGATTACCAGAAGAGTCAAATACCCTCCAAGGAAGAGCAATGGGGTTTGCAGGGGGTAGAATTTAATGAGTAGCAATAATCAAGTTGTCGTCACTATTTCAGCCCGTGATGAGGCTTCTAGGGTAATCTCTGGTTTACAAAACTCAATTGAGGGAGCTACCTTAAGAGCCAATCTGTTAGCAACTGCACTAACTTCTGGCATATCTTCTGCATTCTCTGCACTTAATTCTAAGTTCAAGGAATCTGCACAACTTCAGTTAAATAACATTACTGGAGCATCCACATATGCTGCTTTAACTGGTAGAACTTTCTCTGATGCAGAACAAGTAATTAGTAAGATTAATGATAGGTTAGCTGAAGCTGCTGCATCTTTACCTGGGAATACTCAAGCTTACAAAGATATTGCGCTAGGCATCCAAGATAACCTTATACCTGCCTTTGTTGATGCTAATGGGGTATTTAATGAAGGAGCTTTTTTAGAGGGCTTAGAGGACATTACAAAGGGTTTAGGGGTATTAGGTGCAGCTTCAGATGTAGCTTCTAAAGATGTCTCTAAATTCACTGCTAAATTCTTAGGCGGCTCCTCCCTATCCCAGTTACAACAATTACTATTTGCTGAAGCCAACCCTGCTTTCTTAGCCTTAGTAGAGAAAAAGTTAGCAGTTTCAGGTAAGAAGTTAGAGCAGTTAACTGTTAAAGAAAGGGCAGAGATATTAAAAGCGGTTCAAGCTCAATTAGTAACCCCAGACACTATTAATGCTGCCTCTAATTCAGTTGGTGGGTTAATTGAATCTCTCAAGTCAAATCTATTTGAACCTTCTAAAGGTTTGTTTGGTTTAATGAGGGATTTAGATAAGAATACCAAAGGTGAGCAATCTGTACTTAATGCTTTAAATCAAGGGTTAGCTGCCTTAATTGGGCCTGAAGGTTTACTAACTTCACTGGGTGTAACTATGTCTCTATTAGGGATTACCTTTGGAGACCCAATGGAGTTATTAAGAAATGGCATCCTATTCTTCACTGACAAAGTTAAGCAGCTAAATAGCATACTTACTGACTTTAATAATACTGGAGATGTAGAAGTCTTAAAAGCTAAAGTATCAGGTTTCTTTGCTAAGTTATTAGACGTTGATTTAGCCCCCTTAGCTCAGTCTGCTGGTAAGGGATTAGCTGAATTAGTTAATGGTGCTTTTGACTTTCTCAAAGGTTTAGACTATGGATTTATAGCCGGGAAATTATCAGGTTACATTGGTGATTTCTTCCAAGGTATAGGTTCATTCCTAGCCAACCTAGACTCAGGTGTTTATGCCACCTTAGCAGCAGGCATCTTGATAAATGTTGGTGTTGTCCCTGCCCTAACTACCTTTGCAGGAGGCTTATTAGCTACCTTTGTGGCTGGTACTGCTGGGTTGCCTGTAATATTAGCAGTGGCTGCTGGGTTAGCGATCGCTGCCTTAGCTAAAGCAATTATTGATAACTGGGAGCAGATTTCTTCATTAGTATCTGATTATTTTGGTCAGATTGGTAGGGCATTTACCTCTGGGTTTGATTTAATAAAAAGCATAGTGACCTTTGATATAGATGGCATCAAAAAAAGCGCACAAGACTTAGTAGATGCCGTTAAGAGAATAATAGCAGACCCCCTTAAGATTATTGGTGAAGCACTCACTGGTAACTCTATAGATGCTACTAACACCAAAGTAAGAAATGATAGCTGGGATAATTTAAAGGCTCAATATGATGCCGGGGAGATAACTAAAGAAGAGTTCCTTAAGCGGAGTAAACAAACCTTAAATGGTTTTAATGGTTACAATAACTCCTCAATCATGCAGGCTGTAGCTAAAGAGCAAAAGCAGGCTCCTTCAGGTTCAGGAATTGTAATAGCTAATACTTCAGAAGCTATATTAAATCAGCAACAGCAGTCTCAATTAATGTCAGCTTTGGGTAATAAAGGTTCCCTTAATGTAGGAAATATAACCATAGTAACTCAAGCTACAAATGCTCAGGAGATTGCTCAAGACGTAATGAAATATATAGTCTATGAGTATCAAAAGTTCTCTCAAGGTTATATTAATACTCCTGTTATATAACTTACTTCCCCACCCCTAAAAGGTGGGGTCTATTTTTTTATATATATGATTAATAATTCAGTAATTCAAGGACTTAATAGTGCTAAGAATACACCTGACATCTTTGCCTATTTAGTAGATAACAAAAACCAATCAGTCTTCACCTTTCTGTTCAACCCAGAGGAGAAGTCATTCTCTAGACAGGTCAAGCTAGATGAAGGTGTCACTGCTCTAACCTCCACCCCTTCTCAATTCTATAAATACACTACAGGGTTAACCCTACAATTACCTAATTTACTGTTAGAAACATACAACCAAGGTAAGTCATGTAAATTGCTACTACAAAGACTGCAAGCCTTGATGGTAGCCAATCCCTCACAAGGCAGATATGCCCCTACCCCTGTGAAGTTTGTTTGGGGTTCTGATTCCTTTGGGCCTTGTTTAATAACAGATTTAAACTGGACTGAGACATCTTGGTTAGATGGGGAAGTGGCTTCTGCTAGAGTTAACCTCACTCTAATAGAAATACCTAATGATTCACCCACAGGCAGCCAGAACAGCCAGAAAGCCTCCTCAAATACCTCTAAGTCACTAACACCTAGACAGCAGCAAGATGCCTCTACAAAGGCAAAAGAATGGCTTAAAACTAATGTTAAAAAGCTACCTGACAATATAGCTTCTTTAGTCAGACTTAATAAGTATTCCCTAACTGTAGTCTCAAATGGAACAGTCACTTTACAGGATTTAAAGAAGAGAAACCTTGGGACAGTGGGTACTTTAGTAGGAACTAAATTTATTACTACTAATAACACTTTAATTAAGAAATGAGTACGTTACCTAAAATAATTGAGGTTAAGGCTGGAGATACCCTAAGCAGCCTAGCCTATGAAATATTAGGGGATTATTCTTCATGGAAAGAGCTTGCCTACTTCAATAACCTGAACATATTTGATGAGTTGAAAGTGGGCAGCAGTATTAAGATTCCTATTAAAGAAGAGGTACAGAAAGTATTAGATAGTGCTAGTTCTGAGATTACAGAATTAAATGGTGAAGTTCAATCTGTAGTCAAAGAAATCCTTGACACCAGAGCAGGTAAATCTATTACTAAGTTGTTAGGTGTAGATAATACCCAACTATTAAAAGACTTAGATTTAAGTTCTCTAGCAAAAGGAGTCAACAACCTATCTAAACAGGTGATGGATGCTCCTGAATGGTCTTACGTTTCTTGGGTGCTTTAATTATGACTCTATTTAATATTAATAATCCCAATCCCTCTCAATCACTATTAGAACCCTTTGTACGCATTACAGTAGGTAATCCTAATAGTAAAGATGCTGATGTTTTTACAGTAGGAGATGGAAAGCTTTTTAAAGCAGCCGTCACTTTAGGGGAAGGTAAAGTTCAATCTAATTGTAGGTTTACTGTACGTGACCCTGATAAGAAACTGGCTGATAAATACTTCACCTATATTGAGTCTGTTGGGGGACTAGCCCCAATTCAAGCACCTGCTGAAACTTCTACCTCTCCTCAAGTTAGTTCTATTGAAAACCCTGCTGTAGATGACGGTTCTGCTAATACTACAGGTAGTGTTATTTTTGAGAATGTAAAAGCATCTACCTATGGTTGGGGAAGTGTTTATGATGGTGGTGACACTGGAGCCTATGGGGACAAGATTGATTTTGAAGGTATGTTTGCTGCAATGGCAGATACTAAGTACAAATATACCAAGGTAAGGGTTACAAACCTTTCTAATAATAAATCAATCATAGTTAAGATAATTGACAGAGGCCCCTTTGCGATCGCCCCCAATGGTCAGGTAATTAGACCTTTACAAGAACACCCAGACAGAAAGATAGATTTAGTTAGGGGAGCTTGGAAGGCTTTAACTGATAATGCCCCACAAGGTCTTGTAAATGTCAAGATTGAATTAATAGAAGAAAAGGTAACAACCTCATCTTCAAGTAATACTAAATCCAGGGAAGCGGTTAAGGCTTCCCAAATAAGTAGTAGACCTGGAAACTTTACTCAGGATGCCTCATTACCTGTAAGGATGAGAGCCTTCTTAGACGTTATAGCCTATGCAGAAAACAGTGGCTATGCTTCCATTTTTGAGCAGAATGGGGGTTATAATATTATGTTCACTGGTAAGACATTTACATCTTATGCAGACCATCCTAAAAGGAAGTTTAGGTCAGGTAGTTTAGTATCTAATGCTGCTGGTAGATATCAGTTTCTATCAGGCTCACCTTCCCCTACCTGGGAGAATGCTAAGAGAGCTTTAAACCTACCTGACTTTAGCCCAATCTCTCAAGATAAAGCAGCAGTTTGGTTAATACAAAATAGAGGAGCTTACAATGATGTCCTTCAAGGTAACTTTGATACTGCTATTAGTAAGTTAAACACAGAATGGGCATCCCTACCAGGGTCTCCTTATGGGCAACCTACAAAGAGTCTCAGCCAGTTAAGAGAATACTATAAGCAAAGATTACTAGTATACCAAGGTGGAACATTACCTTCCTCTGATGCTAAATCCTCTGTATCCTCTTCTAATTCCCCTCAAGTAGAAAACCCACCTACAGCTACTACTAAATCAGGTTCTCAAATAACAGTTGAATTAGGTTACGGTGGTAAAACAATAGCTGCTTATAGCTTCATTCATGTGGGTTTAAAGTATTCTTTATTTGACCCACATTCACTTGAGTTCACTGGGCAATCTGCCTCTTGGGTGTTAACTCAAAGGGTTAAGAATAGTGTCTACACTAATATTACTTTTAAGAAGTTAGCTCAAAAAATTACTTCATCTTATGGCATGAAATTAGTCATGCCTGAAGAGGGGCCTAAGTATGAATATTTCCCTCAGAGAGGTCAATCAGATTATGAAGCCTTATTGATTGAAGCTAGGAGAATTGGTTATAGAGTTTATACCAAAGGTGCGACTTTATATATACAACCTAGAAAGGGAATAGACGCTAATCAACAGGTGTTTGTACTTTCCTATGGTGAGAATATGGGTACATTCTTTGAAGTTACTCATCAAGCATCTACTGACTCAAAAGGTGGAGCTAGGTCTTCTCAACCAGGAAGTAATAATTCTACAGGGGAAAGGAAGTTTGAAATAGACCCTGATACAGGACAAGTTAAACAAAAGAGAAAAGAGAATTTGGTAGGTACAGGAGCTAATCAAGATGTCTCTACTACAGGCTCTCCTTTGCCCTTACCAGCCCCTAAAACTACTGGGGATACTAATACTCCAGATGCCCAAAGAAAGGCTAATGAAGACAGAATTAAGGGTATTTTAGCTGCTGCTGAATTTCCTACCACTCCTGAAGCTTTAACATTAGACCCTGACACTCCTTTTAAAACTGAAGGTATATCCACTGCATTGGACAGATATTGGGTAGTAGATACAGTTACCCATGAGTATCAAACTGGAAAATTTACTACTAAATTAACTTGTTATTCTCCTTTGAAAAATAAGACAGCTAGTGCTGCTATTACTAATAACGAAGTTAAGTCAATTTCTAATCCTGTTTTAGTTGACGGAACTAATAGTAGTTTTGACCCAGAAGCACCTAAGTTTATAAGACCTATGACTGTAGGTGCTGTTACATCTAGACACCGTTCAGAAAACTCAAGAAGACCTAACCACAAAGGTATTGATATCTCCTCTGTTGGAGGTACGGGAGCAGGCAGTATGGTAATGGCTGCTGCTGCTGGTACAGTTAGCTTTGCTGGTTTTGGAGCTAATGAAAATGGACATAGGGGTTATGGTTGGGTAGTTGACATTGATCATGGTGGGGGATGGATGACTAGATATGCTCACTTATTCCCTGGCAGCTTAAAGGTTACTACTGGTCAGCAAGTTCAGCAAGGTCAAGAGATAGGTACTGAAGGCAACTCTGGGGCATCACGCGGAACACATCTTCATACAGAGATAAGAAAGAATGGAGTTGACCTTAACCCACTCAAATTCTATAGAGCTTAATATATGCAAGAACTATTTAAAGTAATTAAAGATTCTGAAAGGGCAAACCAAATAGCTTTAGACTCTGTTGGCAGAACTCCCTACCCCACATTATCCATAGTAACAAATGTTTCAGACCCAGCTAATAGACGCAGGATTAAGGTAGCCCTTCCTAGCTCTCCTGGGTTGGAATCTGACTGGATTAGGAGATTACAAACTCACCCATTTATAGACCCACCTTTACCTACTGTGGGGCAAACTGTTTTACTGTTTTATGCAGATGGAAATGAGTCTAATGCTTTTTATCTTTCTATAGTTAATGACACCAATCCTCCTGCTAATAAAGATGACATAATTAAAGACTACTCAGAGGTAATCCCTGGAGATAAATTATCAACAGTCAGGGGAGATGATTCACTAACTGTAGATGGTAAAATAACCACAAATGCTGACGATATTAAGTGGAGTTCTGAGAAAGATATTGCTGCTGAAGTGAAGGGAAATATCTTCATGAATGCCTTGCAAGCTATTACACTACAGGCGGCTCAATATGTCATGTTTAAAGCAGGTACTTGGGCAATTAAGATATTTAGCAATGGAACAACCCAGATGTCAGGTGGGGTGTTAACTATTGACTGCGGCGGCTTTGGCTTTCACCTCACCAATGTAGGGACTATGACCATTAATGGGAAATCTATAACCACCTTGGGCGCAGTTGATAGTAGAGGGGATTCCTTAGTTCAACGTGGCTGGTAATTACCCTAAACTGATTCTCTCCCTTCAGAATCAGTTTGGACATACCTTAATTTATAGACAATAGAACATATATGACAAAAGGTATTAACTTTCCCCTTTCTGTTGTAAGTGGCAACCTTGCTGTTACTTCAGAAGGGGATTTATTTAAGGGGCATATACTTTCTTGGTTGCAAACTGAGCCAAGACAACGTGTTATGCGTCCTGCCTATGGAATGAAAGATTACTTATTTGAAACCATCTCTGATATCTCTCTCATAACCTCCAATATTAAGGAAGGTCTTCAAGACTATATACCTCAAGTTAACTTTGAAGTTCAAGGTTCTTTAAGTGACACTGGGGAAGTTGAAGTTTATGTTTACTGGAGTTATGAGGGGGATGAGTCTACTTTAAAAGTGACCCTGTAACTATGGATGAAGAACTAAATCAAACTATACCACTACAAAGCATACTAATAGACCCACGTAATGAGGAGACATTGGTAGCTGAAGCTCAAGTGGTTGTATCTAATGCCTCTAATGGGCAATTGAATGACTTCTCTGAAAACTCCCCTGTAGCTGCTCTAATTCAGGGTCAAGCTTTTGCAGGCGCAGAGTTACTTTATTATATTAACCAATTGCCTTTAGCTTTAGTGGTTGATTTCTTAAAGGTTACTGGAGTACAGAGAAGTTTAGGAACCAAAGCTAAAGCTACTTTAACTTTTAATATTAGCTCCCCTCAGTCAGTTGACTTTACTATCCCTCAAGGTTTTGAGGTAGTAGATGATTCTGGTAATTACAGTTTCTTCACTGATGCCCTTTTAACAATCCCAACTGGGTTAGTTTCTGGCTCAGTGACCGCTACTGCTGAAGAGACTGGAAGTAATTATAACCTACCTGCGTACACTTTAACTGGTATTACACAGCCTCTAACCTTCCTAGCTGGTGTAACTAACATTGAACCTGCTAATGGAGGCACAGATGAAGAAAACCAAACTCAAACTATTGAGAGGGCGTTAAGTAGATTAAGACTAAGAAACTTAGTTTCAGCTTCAGACTATGAGGATGCTGCTGAGGAAATCTTAGGGGATAAATCTAGATGTAAAGCTATTGGCTTACTTTCATCTGGTAGAGATAAGGAGGAATTAGGGGCAGTTCACTTATTCCTATTAAATACCAATCAACAGCCAGCTAACTCTGCTCAATTACTTCAGGTTAGACAATCATTATATCAAAGCATTCAATTAGGTAGTTCCCTATATTGCTCACCAATGGAGATACAAAATGTATCTGGTGAGTTAGTAGCAAGGTTAGCTACAGGAGCAGACCCAGAAACAGTAGTTAATGACCTTTGGGAAGCTTTTCAAGGCTATCTTAATCCTAGTACCTATCCTTTAGACCAGGATGTAATACTAAATGAAGTTGAGTATGTATTACGCTCTACTGAAGGAATTAGAGATATCCAAAGTTTAATCCTCAATGGTCAGGCTTCTAACATTGCCCTACCTAATAAATGGACGCTACCTGCTGCATACAGCTTTTATATCAGACTAGCTACTGACAATGGTGGTTCCTATGATGCTCTGCGTGGGGCTGGTGAGCCTGAAGAATTTGGAGGCATCTAATGACAACTACATATCAAGCTTGGCAAACTGGTAGACCTATATTCAGTAGACTACCAGAGGTTTACCAAGAGAATCCTGTAGCAGATTGGTTAACTGAATATTGGGATGAATTACTAACCCAAAATAAAGCAAAGATAGATGACTTACCAAGAAATCTTGATCCTACAACTTGTGATGAGAATTGGTTAGATTTCCTAGCACCTTTATGCGGGTTTACAGGGGAGTATTGGGATAAGTCATGGAAGACTTCTTCTAAGAGATTACTTCTAGCAAACTCATATACCCTAATTTGGAAGAACAAAGGTAGTAGAGAAGTATTAAGTTTTGTACTTAATGCTTTAGGTATTGAACATGAGATTTGGACAGGTTCTTCTTTTATATTAGGGGTTTCTCAAGTTTCCATTGACAAATTAGGAAGTGGAGCATGGCAATACAAAGTACTACTACCTTCTAGATATGCACAAGAAGGTTATGAATTCAAATTAGCTAGGAAGATAAATAGATTATTTGGGCCATTGTGGTGCAAGAGTGAAGTTAGGTATAGAAGAGATATCATACCTGAGTTCTTCTACAATGTGGCTGCTGTAGATACTCAAACCTTCCTAACTTCTGATACTGGAGAATTGATTGTATTTCAATAGGATAAATAATGACAGATTTAGGACAAGTAAGACTTACAGCACTTCCTGCTGTTATGGGGTACAGTTAATAAGAATAAAAATATTATCTTTTTATGAAAGCATATTCAATCGATCTGCGCGAAAAAATAGTTGCAG